GCCATCTGCCACGGCAACATCCGTACCGCCTACCATGTAGATTGATGACCCATCACTCAAGTCCGTAGTCGCCACACTGCCAAAGTCAATCACGACCTTGTCATTGGTAGTATCATCCGCCAGTGTGAGTTTTGCGGAGCCAACGTTAATCGTCTTAAACTCAAGGTCAACACCAGCCTTTTGCTTGTATACACCCACGCCACCGACACCAATATTCGATGCGGTGTTGGCTTCGCCGCTCGCTGTATCGCTCGAAATAGACGTCAGTTCGTCCAGCCGTATCGTGTCAAGCGCTTTTGGGATTAGATTTGTGTTGTAACCCGTTAATGTGAATGAGTCTGACACAGGGGGGTACTGGAACTGGTAATGGAACACCGTACCGTCTATTCGGCCCAGCTCATCACCGTTTGATGTAGCACCGTATGATGAGAATCGGAAGATGAATAACCGTCTGCCATTATACGTTACAGGGTAGCCACCCGGATTGGCTATGGGTGTGTTTGTATTATACGGATTACCAACCCAGAGACCCGGGTCTCCAAGCACTGGAGCCACCCTCTTGTTCGCCCATGACTCCCCTTCCCACAGGTTATACGCTTCGACAGACGCATAAGTGCCAGCGAATGTCCCTAAATCTGAGCCGTCAATCACCACATTGAGCCGGGCAATACACTCTAATGTCCCCTTCATTCCGGGAAGCATAATCTCCTTACCGGAGAGGTGTGGTTGCAGACACCCGCCAATCGTATAAGATGCGAATTGTGCGGAGAAGTCGAACATAGATATACCATGGCTTGTATACTCGGACATCAACGACCAATAAGCCCAACTATTGCCTCCAGCGATAATATTCACCAGGAGGCCATCCCCGCCAATATCCGGCGCCGCATACCCAACTAATATTACGTCACCACCGGTGACGCCTCCAGTATGTTCAAATGAGCCAGCAATCGAACCTGCGTACAGCACTGCGTTCATCCGTAAGCTGTAAACGGTGAATGCGCTGTTGTTATATCCCGGGTCATCCGGTGACTGACCATACACGAAGCATAGGTGAAAATTGCGGGTATATGTATGCACTATGCCAAATTCGACCTGATACCCAATTCCCCACATACGAGAGGATGGTGTTACGGCGGCGTCAGTATCAGATAGCATGAGCTTAAATGTACCGCCATTCTCGCTAACAAAGTATTTTCTGAAGTAGCCGTCGGAACCAGTACCATCCCCCACGAGCGTCAGACCTGCGGCATAATCTCCTGTATTCACCACCACCTGATTGGGGTATCCTCCCTCATTGACGCTATCCCATGCTAAAGTCCCGTGCCACCCGCATTCATACCCCTCAATCGGAAGTTCTTTTATAAATGCCTTCTGCGTCAGGCTGTTGGGTTTCCACGTATAGAGAAAATTCCGATGAGGGTAATAGTGGTTCCCCGTATACCACGGTGCGGCCCAACCAACGAATGTCACAATCGCGCCAATATCTGAGCCTACAGTGATGGGGTTTATGGCGTTTATTGTGGCGTAGAAGTCCTGCCCATAGATGGGTATATTGACATCAATATCGTTATCAAACGCCAACGCGAAAATTACGCCATCGCCCGGAACCCACATATTGAGGGAAGCGGATGCCGATTCATCTGATGCGTTGTGCGATATGTATGCCTTATGGGTGAATGCCCCATCTGTATCGCTACCGATAGGGGCTGCGATGTTGGAACGTCTAACCCATGTGTATATGCCATCGCTTCGCATTTCGTATGATGAAATTTCGAATGGGACACCAACTGGGATATTGTCTTCATTCACACCATTCAAATGTTTGTCAGGAGGGACTATGAAAAAATGAACACCATCCGGCAACTCAATTAAGGGGCGATTAACAAGCATACTCGTGGGGCACCCGTAAATCCAATCGTACTGCGGGTTCGAAAGGTTTTGAATTCTCCACTCTGCGGACACTATTTCCACTATTGTGAAATTCGGGCCAACGCCAACACGATTACCCTCAGCCGGACGAACACGGAATTGCTTGAATGGATGGCCGGAGTCAGAGTACAGGATCGCCGAGTCGCTTCCTTCACAACGAACAAGGTACTCGCATTCCTTTGCCGGCTGATGCCCCCACCCGGTATCCCACGCCCCAGCCGGTAAGGCACCAATATTTATGAGCCGGAAAGACCCTGCCGCCGCCGCATTCGACCCGGGATTGATAAGCGAGTCATCCGTGAGTGTTGCCTGATGTTCCTGTTGCAATTCCCATGTTGCCGTACCGTCAACGATTGTGCCCTCGCCCCAAGTTGGCTCGGCCACCCCGGTTGTACCACTCTGTGTGCACCTATAGGCAGTACCGTCCGCAACGGTTGGCGAACGAAAACTCGACCCTTTATATACGGCTTCTGATGCAGTCCAGACAGATACAGCAGCACCGCCGGAGGTGACTTCCTGAACTTCGAACTGTTGTGACCGCCCAATGTCAACTAAATCGCGTTTTTTCTTAATTGAAAATCTCGCATAACCAGTGCTATTGGGGGGAGTCATCTGTAACTGTATGGTGCGACTACCTATAAGATAACATCTTGGTTTATCAAAATGAGCGTAAAAATCAGGCACAGCACCGCCGCCGCCTCCGCCCCCAACATCAGGCACAGTACCGCCGCCGCCTCCGCCCCCAACATCAGGCACAGTACCGCCGCCGCCGCCGCCCCCAACATGGTAAACGTTCGTCACATTATCGGATTGGCCTGTAGCCGCGCCCACTTCTGTTGTCTCAGTAGCGGGTCCGCCAATATCAATAATGCGCCGACCACGCGCGTCCTTAGTATCTCCGGGTAGCGTCTGGGAGAATGGGCCGCCGATATGCCGCTTCTCAATATCAGCAATGCGCCGCTCTATCCGTTTCAAGGCGTCTTCGAGTCTGGCTCTATCCATACTATTCTCCCATCAGGTCATCAAGAGCGCGTGTATAATATTTGCTGCGGGTATTGACATACCGTGTCAGGCGCGACAATACCAGCCTGCGGAGCACAACATCATCTAACTGTTTCCCCGACCGTATAGCCGAGATAATATCGAGCTTCTGCTTTTCTGAAAAATGGTCGTCCTGCCTGAAAAACTTGTACAAAACCGCTACCTGCGATGCCACACGGTATCTTGACGGCTTACCAGTCTTCTCGTCTATCGGCATTGAACGAGCGTTCATGAAAAAACTCTTCGCGCCAAAGAGTGAGAATATCTCCTTCCGCGCTGCGAAAGATGCGGCGAACACCGCCCGCCCATCTTTGTTCTTAAGCCATGGCAGTTTCTCGGATTCATTCTTCTTGTACGACTCGCCAAACTCTTTATTCTTGAGGTTCTTTTCAAGTTGCGCAAGCTTGATTATTCTTTCTGCCAATGCGGAAGAGGGCGCGCTCATCCGCAGATAGTCCGGTGTTGCAAACCGTGCGAATGGAGCCGCCCAGCCCTCGCGACCCGGTGCAGGCTTCGCGACATCGCCGCCAAGATTGCCATACAGCCCATCCACCGCGTCTTCAAAAATGCGGCCCATAACCCCCGTGAACTTCTGTATCGCATAGTCGGCCTGAGCCGGTGACATATTCACCTTCTCCAGCATCGGCCCTAACGATACGAGAAACGCTGGCGTGTACGAGTTGAATCTATACCTCTTCGGCACATTGTCATCAACATCTGACTTGGATTCGATGGGTATCCCCATGAACCTATTCAGATTCATCGCAAGCTCCAGCGCCGCAGACGGGACCGGAGCGCTTAGATTCGGCACAACTGGCGTCCAAGCCCGCTTGGCGATGCTCTGCATATTTTTCAATGTTGGAAGCTTGCCAGTCGTGAGCGGAACCGCCGCCAACTCCCCAATAGAAGAGTAGATGGCGCCGATAGCAAATGGCTTCGGGAGGAATATGGTATATCCATTCACATTCGCGATGGTGTACGTTGTCGCTTTCAAAAACTTTGACCTGTCATCATACCAATCCTTCCCGTGGTGTACATAGTCCAAAGTACCCTGCAATAGGGCTGATGTCAGCAAGCCCTTTATGACAAATCTCATCCGGGTTCGTGGGTCAGACAACAGACGACCAATCTTCGATAGCTCCTGCAAACCGGCATTAAAGAAGGGGACATACTGGTTGATTTTCCCGCCCATCTTACCCATCCTGCGGAAATTCAACGTTACGTCCAGCGCGTCCCAAGCCGCCTTAACCCTGCCCTCGGTTGTGTTGCCGTACTTCTCAACCCCCCCGATGTACTCGGCGAGTCTGTTCACCAACTCCATATTCTCATGGTATGCCTGATACTTCGCAACCACCTTGTCCGTGATGCTCCCCTTCGTCCTATACAACGCCTTGTCCATACTCGACCGCGAACGTGAAGCGAAACCCATCATATTCGTATCGGTCAGGCACTGCCTAACGATGGGGTCATTCGTCGCAATCGCTTTGATGGCCTTGCGGAGTGTCGGTAATCCAAGTCCACCGGTCTCGGTGGTTGCCATACGTGTAGCGGTGTCACGTGGCATATTCCATAATGGGAATATCGGGTTCTTTGTAAATGCCACACGGCTCAGGCTCGCCGTCTCCGAGAATATAAAATGGAGAGCCTTGACGAATTTGTTTACCTCAGCATAATGTTCCGGCTTCAAGTACAGCATTTGAGCATGGGTGTCAGGGTCAAGTATCTGATGGACAACAGGCTTGCCGTCATCATAATATTTCATGTACCTGTCACCTGATGTTTGCATATCGAATAAGTCCCATGAATGACCGCGCTTTGTCTCAAGAAGCTCTTCTACTGCTTTAACGTTTATACCATCCTTTGACCCGTCAACAACACTCTCTATAATAGAAAGCACCTTACCGGAATCACCTGAAGGGCTCTCCAGAATACTATCCGGTTTAATATGCTTGACGAATGCTTCGCTGTCTGGCAGTCCCCTATAAAACTCCGCCAGTTTCCGCTGCTTCACGTTCTCAAACGCGGTTCTCATCATCTTCGGTATCAGCGCCCTGTACGCGTCGAGATAACCAACAATCTTCTCTGTTGACCCGTGCCGAACCTTGAAAAAATCGGGGGCTACATTACCGGGTTGGAACACAGTCGGAGAACCAATGGTGGATTGTACCCGGTTCAAGATGGCATGGAATTTGTACCCCTTATTTATTCTTGAGTCCGCCTCTTCCTTTGATATTAACCCAGAATCTACAAGCTGGTCAGTCGCAAACTCAAAGAGCTGGCGTAATTTCTTCGCATCAGACAGATACTCCGCTTCCAGCGATTTGCCATTCGGCTTGCTCCTTACATATCTGACCATATCCGCCGCCTGCTGGCGGGTCACAGAGTACGTGTCAAAGAATTGAGAGGCTGACAAATCCACACCTTCATGCAATACTGATAACGCCTGCATGAACGCGGAAAACTCCATGCCGGAATCGTTTGTGACAAGCCCATATTCGCCACCGGACTTTAAATATGCCTTCCAACTAAAATCAGAATACTTGTTCGAGAAATAAGAAAATGGCGTAATCTCAGGATGTTCAACCATATCTATATCAATCGGCTTGTAGCCCTCAACGCCGTATATCCCCATGACCGCCGCATCGGTTTGCGGGGCAAGAACGTACAGAGTCTTTTGTATAAACTCCAATTCAGGTCTCGAAAGCCTATACTTAGCTGCCAGTTGCTCCACATGATAATACTGGCTCGTCATCTCAAGCCCGAACACCGTTTTCAGTGACGCCTTACGTGTCTCCCTGAGGTGCGGGTCAAATTCGATTTGCGCCATAAACTGTTGAAAATAGGGCTGGTTACGGTACGCTGAATAATACTCATCCACAATATTATAGAGCTTCGTCAATTCGGTATTATGACCATAGAATTTTGACTTGAACGTGGCATAAAATTCCGGGAACATGCTCTTGGCCATTTTGCGGTTTGTCCACCAGAGCCTTGAAAACTCGGCGAACCCCTCCGCGCTGCTTTGAAGGCCATTGATTTTTAGCATTGACTCGTATCTGTCTAACCTCAGTTGCAGGACATCTTCCGCGCCATGGGCCAACTCGTGCGCCAGCCTTCCAATATCACCTGAGCGGCTAAGGTAAATTACTTTGTTGCCGTAACTTGCGCCAGATGCTTCGCCTTCAACACCAGACCGCACCGAGAACAATGTCTTCCGATTTACCGCGTCAACTACATCCTGCCTTGAAACCATGGTTGTGTACGCTGCCTTGTCCGGTGTCACGTGGTTCGGCTCATCGTTGTTCGCTCTGCTAAACTGTTGCCGGTTGGCGTCACCATCCAGTTCCCGGTATATGGGGTCGGTTGATTCCTCGACCTTAATATCATGCCATTTCCGGTTCTTCCATATCTTTGTAATTGAACCCGGCGGCGGTGTCTGCTCCAGTGTGAGGACAGTCCCATCTTTCGTCTGCTTAATATCCCCGGTGTGTGTAGTGCCCGGCGGGAACCTTGATGGCGATACTTTAATCACAACCTGCTCGCCACCTCTGGCATTGAACGCGTCAATAGCGCTCCCGAAAATGCGTGTATCAGACACGGTGACACGGCCATCGTCGCCCATTTCAGCAAGCATAAATTTGCTCTTCGTGGCATATCCTCGTGGGAGCGCTTTCCTCGCTCGTATAGCTCTGATAGCGCCTGCCCGTTCAGACGGGTCTTTTATGCTGCGTATCGCGTTGAGTTCGTCCTCATACATATCCTTCAACGCGGGATACTGGTCAAGTATTTTGTCCGGTACGTTCTCCCCGTCACGGATAGCATCTGCAACTCTCCGGAATTTCCGGACAGTTGGGTTCTGGGCTCGATGTCTCTTAAACTCAGCGCGATACTGCTCCATGCTGACGCTTCTCCCGTCAGGCATGATAACGTTGCCGTTCTCTAAAGACTTCGCCGTTACCATCGGCTCTCCGCCCGGCCCACGCGATTCCGGCTTTACATCTACCAGCACATTATGTTTTGCCCTACTTGCAGGCGCAAGTTCGTCAACATGTTTAGCGGCGACAGCGTTCCTCTGTTCGATGGCGGCGCGTGCTTCGTCCCGTGTATACACACGGGGGTCATCGCCCAGCATATACAAAAGCTCGCTGGTCGGGGTGTCAGGGTCAATTCTGACTTTTCCCTTACCGGCCTTACCGGGTAATATTCTTTCTACGGGAGCGATTACCGCAACCGGGGCCATGCGACGCTCGCCATGTACCGGGACATCCACCTGTTTGTCAGCTTCGAGTGCATAGAATGGACGCTCATGCCCGACCGTCTCCTTATTCAAATACCCTTCTTCGCCCGTGAGAATATCCATTCCTCCTAACTCAACAACAGTATCAGGCGCGATTGGAGAATCACCCGCTGACCTCGCGGTGTCCAGATTCTGTTTCAGGGAATCTTCAAGCTCGCCCCTCCTTTTCACGGTTATTGGCCTTGTGGAAGCGCCCCTGCCTATCGGGGTATCAGGCAACTGGAGTGACCCGCTTGCGGTCTCAGGGTCTACCACCATAATCACATTGTCTGCGGGGATAACGTTGCCTCTGACATGATTAACGGTTTTCTCCACAGTCGTGTCAAAGGCATTCATTGCAACATCTTCTGATACTGCTGACGTATCCATCATTGTTGATGGTATATAATCGCCTTCCGCTTCTTTGGTGCCCTTCAATCTGCCCCTAATATCAGCGCGGGCATCGGCTCTGAAGGAGTCAACAACATCAAGTACGCTCTTAGCATACTTCCCCGGGACACGGACGCCGCGCGAAGCCTTGTCCAGTGCCTTGCGGATAGTCGGGTCAAGTTCATTACCCGGCCTATCAATATAATCTCTAATTCTTGAACGGTCAACAACGGTCAGCAATGAAGTATCAGTGGGGCTGGAAACGTCTTCCGGCGCTATTTTCTGCTCACTGATTAACCTCGCTACTTTCGAGACACGCTGTTCACTCGCCGGGACACCCATGTCCATCAACATATTCTCCGCAGTGCGAGTTGACCATCCAGTGTCAATACCCAACGCCTCTATCACCAACTCAGGTTGCCCCTCATTCAGAACAGCGAGTCGTTCCATCTCAGTCAGCATGACCGGCTCAATATCCGCGGCTTCCGCGCCAAGTGATTTCAGCACCCCTGACATGGTATCGGATACGCCCGCGGGTAATTCTTCCACATACTGGTTTGTAGCCTTCCGTTTCGCCTCTTGTATAAATTCCTGTTTGGCTGTCTGCTCATGTGTGTCCGCTGAAACAGCCGCATCTAAAACTTCCTTCACCGGTCTGTTCGTCAAATTGTTTGTAATAGCGGAATCAAATTCCTTCCCAATCTCAGCGGTTGTCTCCGGGTCTGTGAGGATTTCATTTTTCACGTCATCAACAAATGAGGAAAACTCTTCCTCCTTCGCCTCGCCCGCCTTCATCCTGCCAGCGAGATTAGACGCTTTAGCGCGAAGTTCTGCGCTGGCGTTCGTAACTTTGCGGTAAACATGTTTCGCCGCCTGTATGTCAGCGCCGATTTTCTCAACAAAACCGAGCTCAGCGTTTTTGTTGCGTGGGCTTGCCGCAGAGAGTAGAACAAGCGATGTCCCCTGCGCTATGGAGTCCGTATAGGTCCCGCCATTCGCCTTCGTTACTGCCGCTCCATAACCGCCAACTACCAGTGACTTCACCAATGGCTTCAATGGTTCGGCCCACTTAAACACAGCCCCCATTGCCGCCGCGCTCAGCCCCGCCTCTAACACCTTCTTCCATTGGTCCTGAGGTGGGATATCTGGGTCTATCTCCTCTAACATACCAAGCCCCGCAAAACCGGCGATAGGGCCACCTGCCATAGTAGCCGCCATGTACTTCCACAATTCCGTTGCGCCACGAACGACACCGGATTCCGTCTTTAAAATGCCCTCAGCGATATTAGATTCGGGCCGATTCGTCACTTGCATACGCTGCCCGATTCTGGAGGCTTCCTTGCCTCCCTCGCGCAGTGCGCCAGAGATAACATCAATCGGCAGTTCATCCGTAGGCGGGTTCAGTAATTTAGTGGTCTGAGTTGCCAATGTCACAGGCAATAGAACCGGGTTCAGCTTATTAAACACCTTGCCAAGAAGCTGACCGCCGCTACCAGCGCCCTCCATAAAAGCGCCACCGAGCGCACGGCCCTGCTGGTCCAGAAAGCCCTGCTTGAATATGTAATCCTTATATGCCTTCTGGTCAATCCCCTTAAATTCAGGCTGTGACTTCACCCATGACCAATATTCCAGTTTCAGCCTTTTTTTCGCTTGCTCAGGCTGGTCGTCCCACCAGTCAGAATGGGCGATAGCGTCGAACGCAGGCCGCTTATCGTCCAGAAATGAACGGAAATTCTGGACGTATGCAGCGTTTGGGTCTTCCTCTTCGGCTATCGTTCTATCCGGTTCGTCGCTCATCGTGTCGTCACCTCCGCTGGAAGATATTAGTTTCGTCAGATAGCTTTTTCCATTCCAATTCCTTAGTAGGTGTGGTTGTGTCTGGTTCGGGTCTAACGGTATCAGCTAATTCCTGGATAAGAGCGTTAAACGCCTGCCTCTGCGCACCTATAAACTGCTTTTGCTCCGTCGTCATACCATCCGCGTTCTCCGCGTACTTCAGCGCGGCTTCTATACTTGCGATTGTAGCCTTAGAATTCGGGTCGTTTGGGTCAAAATGCCCTCCATTAACCGTCTTCAAAAGGGATGACATTTGTAACCCGATTAAATTTGTCAATTTACCTTGTCCCGATTTGTCAGGCTTGTTACGCTGATATTCAAGCCATCTATCAGCTTGAGCTTGTGCCATTTCGCGCATGCGCTGTAATTTAGCCTGTTCCTTTTTACTCTCAATCTCATCACTTGATTTAATGAACTTGGCAATATTTTCCTCGGTTAGGTCGCCACTAAATCGAGTACCACTAAATAATTTGGATATTACATTAGGCGGTACACCATTCCTCGCCAACTGGAAAGCCGCGCTGATTACAGACAGTTTCTTAATCGCCGTAGCCTCCGGGTCTATTGTGTTTTTATAATCCCATTCTCGTTGTCTGTCCTCACGCCCCGCCTTGAATGTCTTATCCCTCCATTCCTGCAACGAGTCAAACTGCTTATTGCGCCAATCCTCTTGCGTATTGAAAAGTTGCTCGCGCCACGCGTCCTGTTCCTGCTGCTGCTTATACTGCTGATTGCCTCGCAAGAGCCCGCTCAAGGAAGCAAGGGCTATTCTGCTGTTCACGGGGTACCCCCGCCGAAGCTGTACTGCGTTGTCAGCCCCGGGCTCCCGCTCAACAGCCGTCTCATCCAATCTGAATTGTTAAACAGGGATGAGGTGTCAGCGGAACCACCGCCACCGCCCCCACCGAGGAGTTGCCTCAGCTTGTCAAGCCAGCCGGATTGCCCTGCGAACGCGCCAAGGGAACTAAGGAGATTGCTGTAATCGCCTTCCGCTCCATAATTCATCCCCTGCGCGGAAAGAGCTAATTTACCCGCGTTCGCGTCGAGGTTCGTACCGGAACGCAAGAGGTTCTGAATAGCTGATAATGACATGCCGCTCCGCTGTAACCGGTCAGCGTTCTCAGCCTGAGCCTGCTGAGCGTCAATCTGCGCCATCCGCGTGGCCATATCAGCCAGAGCCTTCGCGTATATGCCCTGATTCCCGCTCGTCCTAATAGACGAATTTGACAGCCCCCGGGCTGAAAGGTTCTGGTTCAGAACCTCATTCATTCTCTTCGCCGTGTTAAACGCGCCAAGCTCGTTGTTCTTCCTCATGGCATCGTATGGCCGTGTGTCGAGACCGCCCTGCTGTAACTGGGAGATGATAGCCTGTATCTGAGGGCTTAATTCATTGTACCTACCGGAAATATCAGGTACTGTGAACTTGTACGGGGAACCGCCAAGCAATCCACCGGCAAGGCCACCGATAGCCGCACCGGGCGCACCGCCGAGTAAGCCGCCAACTACCGGGGCTGCGGTGCTCAATAAATTCGAGAAGAATCCCATCGTGCCACCCCCTTACTTCGTGATTGCCAGAATACGGTAGTATGCCACCAAATCTGACGTTAATATGCTCAATCCATTCCTGTCAGTGCCAGACATGACGATAACAGAACCATTACAATACGCGCTGAAATTGCCAACTGTATAATTCGCGTCCGTACTCGTCAGAGGCGTGAACTGGAACCCGGTAATTGAATAATAAATATTATGCGTGGTTGTGGAGTATGTCGGATATGCGGCTGTGAACACTGAGTACAGGTCATCCCCATTCGCCCCGGTGCCACCTATGACAATAATATCGTCCTTCGTCAGGGAATCATTGTCTACCACTGACTTAATCACATCAACACGGTCCCCCAACTCGGATACATCTTGCCCGTCAATCAGTATCCCTGAATCGCAGGCGAGATTACCGGACAGTGTACCGCCAAGCGCGGATAAACCATTCACAATATTTGAAATGTTGGCGGAAAAACTGCCAGTGAAATTGTCCGCGACTGTCAGCTGCGTCATGTTCGCCGCCCAAGTGGAGAACTGCGCGGCTACATCTGCCATTGTGCTCCCAGACGTGATATTGTTCGTAAACAGTGCCATGTTACAGCCTCCTATTCATGCGGCTCAAGACGTTTATACATTGTTTCAAGTGTGATTTGAACTAATCTCTTCAGGCCACCGGTATGTTCCAGCTTCAACTTCAAATAGTTGCAGTGGATGTTACAGGAAACGCGATGGGTCTCCTGCTCCGCGGTAATAGTCACAGACCCAAGCAAAGACCATGATTCTGAGAAATCCGCTTTATAATACAAGTAAATTAGCGTACCAATCTCCATACCGCCGCCTGTGACGCTGACATGACGGACGATAGCCTTGTCCGTGGATGTGGACAATGGCAGGTCATGTGTCTCATATACAGACTGCACGGTCGGATACCCGGTATCAACCATCTGATAGACAGTGTCAGTCAAAGCAAGATACGCTTCGCCGTCCATGACGACACCGTCCGTAATACCCATCGTTGTTCGGAACCATTGATGCCTGTCAGGCAAGTATATCCACGTTACCCCGCCTGCCGAATCGAATGGCTTAGAGATATTCCAGTATATCCCGTTGAACTGTGGAACATAGAGGGATGTTGTATATTGCATTGTCCATATATTCTCTCTCCTGAAATGGTCCTCAATCTCACTGCTGATTTTACGGACAGACATTCCGTCTGTAACATAGAACCCATCACGGGAGAGGAAAAATACACTATCGTTTGCCGTAACTATAGAGCTCTTCGAATACGCGCCAGCCGGGAACAGCTCCTTTACGCTGAATGTGTCTTCCGAGAAGCCGGTAAGGACATGGGTTGAGAATTTCTTGAATATGAGCAACTCCGTTTTCAAAGGGACAAGCCCGATAATCTCATCCCCTGACCTATCCTCCACCTCGATATAATTCGGCCACGCGTAGGGATTCTCCAGTTTTGAGTAATAGAGCCGATTCGGATTGTGCTTATCCCCGGCTCCCCATGCACGATTCGCGAATACGGCAACATTCGACACACGGGGCGGCAGGTCGTTATCATATTCCACCTCGTCGCCTAAGCTGTTCTCACTGATAACATCAACGAACACGTATGTTGAATCATCAGATATGCCATAAGTACCTTTATCAAGGCCCTTAACAAGGCGGTATGTTTTCGTCTCTGACTCGTACCGGTATACCCTTATCTGCTCAACATTAGCCCCGCCCGTGCTGAGCGTGACAGCGGCAAGAGCGTTCGTTGGCTGGGCTGTATTAGCACATGGGTATGAGGGATTGGACTCGCACTGTCCATCCCACCATGTCACAATGTAATTTACATGGGTTGTCATCGCGTCACTGAGCGTAACCGCTGATTTACACGTCCACGTAACCATCCCATCCAAAACTGTGCCGCCTACCGTGGTGGGCCAGTCAGGTTCTGTCCCTGATGTGGTGCCGGCGGTTGTAACCTCATAGCAAAACCCGTTATCGGTAGACGGTATGGTCACTGTGCCCGCCAAAATTGCCGTAGGAGACACATACGCATACGAAACGATATCTGACACGTCCACGGGCTCAATAGCGCCGTCCTGACCCCATAGCGTGAGAGAGGAGCCGTTATAAACATAGTTCACATGTGTTCCGGTAGCGAGGAACAGCTTATTCCGGTAGACGAAGTAATCCTCAATTACGGTTGGCTCGTCAGTAGCGGAATGCACCAGTGGGGTCTGGCTGGGAAATGTCAACTGAGTAGCTGTCTGGTTCAGCAGGGTGTACAGTGCGCCATTATCCAGTGATACGAGTAATCTTGATGCCTGTTTCTCATGGAATGAAATAATCTTCGCGATATTATCCGGAAACTGACGCCGATAGAACCCGATGGGTATCTTACGAAGCTGGCCCACTTTATCCGGTATGAAATTGACAATATCGTAAGCCACTTCATGGGGGGCGACATTCTCCGAAGCGTTAGAGACAATTGCGGTCTTGTCCCCAATCAGCTGTATATAGCTTCTGCGAGCCTCTTCCCGGTCAACTGCGGACATATCCATCCCGCATGGAACGCGCGCGCAACCGTTTCATAACCGGCTGTACCCCGCTATCCATCCGAAGACCATCCAGAGCCATTCTGACTTCATACGGGTCAACCATCTTTGGGGATAGACGGGAGGCCACAATCGTCACAACAAACTCGCGTGTATGTTCCGGGAACTCAATTTCAGAAGTGTTATCAGTAATATCTGTCACCATCTTCAAATAGGTCAGTGTGTAAGACGCTGAAGAACCAGTCGAATACCGGAGGTTAATACCCCCGCCCAGCACCCAGTACACACGCTCATCCGCGTAGGTATTCGCCCTGTCAACCGGCGGGATTGGATACCACATATAATCACCTATCTGGAGCGACACAATCTCCTTGCAATCAGTGGGGATAGTGATTGTGGTTGAGCCTGCCGTTACAGTACCGGTGGCGGTGGTCATGAACGTATCGCGGAAGAAACGGGCAAATTCCTTCATAACGGAATTGATTCGCATCGCGATAACATGGCGCGGGAATGATGTCGCGTCACCGCCGACCCTGGAGAGAACAGCTTCAATCATTTCACGCGCGTTCATTTGCCTCCCCCAGTATCTCTCGGAACATCGCAAGATATTGTGTCCGCAACATCCTATCCTTTGACGCCCCCATATAGGTGGCGTAACACACCAGCGCATAATGGTATGCTTCCGGGATACCCGGTACGTCAGTTGATTCGCCCGAACCCGGTTCGCCAATCCATATGCTCATATCCCTTGGCGTAGCGAGATAATAGAACACGTACCCTGCGGGTTCCTCCGGATAGAACTTGATAGTATAGCCCCACATCAGGCCATAGGTGTCAAACAACGCGAAGTCCTGGCCGGGGTCATGGCCCCCATCCGATGGGCCAATGATAGGTACACGCCTTGATCCAAGCAAAAGCTGAACGGGTAGAAAAAAGTCATCGGGCAATCCCACATAAGTGTTTGAGCCGGTAACTACTTTCTGCAAATCAATTAACAGTTGCGGCGGAAGTACCCTTGCCGCAAGCTTCGTGCCGGCGTTCAGCCATTCTGTGATGTCACTGTCCGAGAACATCTCCGTAATACCGACCTCGTTCAGGTTGTTCCGAACCGCCGCCAACATTTCTGATAATTGCACCACTGACTCCTATGTCACAAGTCCTTGACTGAGTTGACTGGTTTCCTCTTTTCGGCGACCGCCTTTTTGGAATCAGCCGGCACGGGGGATTCAGACACCTCCTCAACCGGCGATTCAACGAATACCGCCTCTTTCCTGAACGAAATCTTCTGGATAATCCCCCTTTTGAAATCCGGCAAACTCTCAATAAATTCCCACACATTTTTTTCATCAGTATCGAGATACCCGGCATTCGCGTCAAAACGCACCTTCTTACCGTCAATTGCCGTATTCAGCAAAGGGCCGAACTTGATTACCTTCCGGGGGCTTAATATCCTTCCCCCCTCCCATTTTGGCGGTTCCATCTCTATCTGAGGCCGTTTGTACCCTTTCCACTTGTATAGCATGTTTTCTCCTTTTCGGTAAATGGGGGGGGCGTAATCACCCCCCCCGTTAAACTATCGTTACTGGATGCCCGTAATAACGCCCCAGCTCGGTTCCCGTGAATACCACAGACCGCAATCAATGAACCACGCTTCCGTGTTCGCCGTGGTGTCATTGTCAGAGATGTCGCTTAAGTGCATCTGGTCACGATATATAGCGAGTCCGGCGTCCTGCATCGGGATAAGGAAGGCCTTATAGGTCGGAGTCGTCAGCTTCGAATACACCTTCGCCATAAGCGGGTGGTAAACAAAATTTACCCGGCCAAACGTGCTCTCGTACATAGTGACCTTAGTGCCCAGCATACCGGTCAATGTCTTGTTCTCAACAACCCGGTCATTCATCGCGTATGTGGCAATTTGTGACATGAGCGGCCCCCCGTCCAGGAGGATAAACTCCTGTGACCCGTAATATGCCAGGTCCTGGAGAAAGCCGACAAACGCCGATTCCGTTACTGAACCGGCTGCCGCCGCGAGAGACTGAGTGGTAACTACGTTCTCGACGCCAGCTGTATAAGTCGTTACGGTACCGTCACTTCCGGACTTGGTCTTCAAATCTCCAAACAGAAGCTGGAGCTCGATGTCCTCGTAGAAGAGGTTAAACGCCTGTTTCCGTCGGAGCGCCAGTTCGTCCGGGCCGTATTTCGGTGCAATTTGTTCACGCCATGAAATCGGGATAGTGCGAACAATCTGCTGAGTGTAGTTGTACGCTGTCGAAAGCTCATGGAACGGCATGTTCTGGATAGTACCGCCCTCCGGGACACCCTGAGCGAGACCGACCAGAACATCGTTGTCAACCCACGCGGCTATAAGCGCGTCAACTGTAAGTGTGTTGGTGCCGGCATCAATCGCGGTTACGGTAGTGTAGTCATCCGTGGAAATGTTCCAAATCCGCTGATTCACACCGAACACGGAGGCGTCGTCCACGAGAACGGACGTTGCCCCGATAGCGTACCCGGCGGCATTGTTTACCGCGGTGTGGCGGGTGCTGTCCGGGTTCTCCTGCACGTAGAATTGCCAGTAATCAACCGGCTTTTTGCCCAGCTTCCGCAAGAGATACGAAAATCGGGCAATGTTCTTTACCTGCTCAATGACATTCTCATTGATTGCTGTCTTTTTTCTGTACGATTCGGTCTTATCAGACCGTATCATTCCTGATATTTGCGTCATAATATACTCCTAAAATCTGAACGCCTCCGCGCCTGTGCCAACAATCTCCTTACCGGCTTCGCTCTTCTTATGGGCCGCGCTTGAACCGCCGCCAGACGCTGGAGGTGTCTGTTTCGTCGGCGCGGGTGGAGCTGAGGACATCTTCGACTTCGCGAAATCAAGGGCCTTCCTCGCGGCGTCATCATCGTTGATGAGTGATTCCCCGTGTGTCTGGAAAAATTCATCCATGTACTTCGCCACACGGGTTCCAGGCCGGGCAATCCCGACCGCCTGCAAGGCCTTAATCTGCGATGCGATTCTCTCCTGCCACTTATCCCTTGCCGTGGTTTGTTTTGTCTGTTCAAACCGCTGAATAATTTCAGGTGAGGATAAAAGCTCCTTCAACTCCTTTCTTGTCAGCGGCTTATCGTCTTCCGGGTCTGCAACTTCCTTACTGTCATCGCCATTGATAAGCGATTTCAGCTCCTGATTCTCCGCACTAATAGTGTCCATCATATCCATCAACTTCGTATTATACGACTGTATCTCACGATATGATGTTTCCAACTGGCTGAGCCGGTCTACGTCCGGGGGCGTGTCGCCTTGCCCGTCCGTAGTTGCGTCCGTGCCGTCATCCAGTAGCACTATAGGGAGCGAACCATCAGAATCATCGGATGCCTGCTTCGCGTCATTCGTTAAAACGGGATTCGCGTCGTCATCCGGGGCCGGCTCAGCCGGGTTGCCCAATGCCGTGTCCGCGTCCTGTTTCATAACGAAATCTTCATTCATATCAGTCATTTAGTCCCCCTTGTTCAATATACGCCTCTTAAGGGGCGTAACGTCCATATTCGCTATTTTCTCAATTCCATTGATTGCCTTCCTCATACCGGACACCTCGCCGGACACAAACAGGTACTGTTCTCTGTCCTTCTGGCCAAAAAGCGCCAATGTGCTTCCCATCGCGGAGGCGTGAACCACCCTGTGCATGGCTTCCATCATCGGGTCCGGTATCCTCTTCAGGATTTCATGCGTCTCAATCAGTTCCCTCGCCATATCGTCCTTGTCAATAACAGCCTCATGATACGGGAAGGAACCGCTACCATCCTGTATGACCCATTTATTCAGTAAGTTATACGCGAACTTCGCCACGAATGCTGGTATCTTCATTGCTGGGGCACCCCCATCTGACCGCCAAGCATCGCCTGCAATTGCTGTTGTTGCTGCTGCTCGTCAGCCATCTGCTTCGCCTGCATCAGAAACTGCTTATCCTCCACCACGAATTCCTTCTGGTTCTTGATTCCGAACGCGTCAAGGAGTTGAGCGAACACACGGTCCAGCTCAATCTTCTTCCCGCTGGACTGTAGCATCGTCTGCTGTATACCCCCGGCAATCTGCAACAGGGACATCCAAGTCTGACGCTGGGTTGCCTTGTCAATGTAATTCATTGAACCCGCTTCCGGCTCGAAATCGAAGTCGGAGGCTATCATACCCCGCTCCATCTTTATCACCCTCGCCCCTTCTGAGTCGTCAATTATTGAAAAAATATACTCTTCAGGCATGTATTGTTGGAACAGGTAATAAAACTGCCGTGATACGCGGCGTAAAAAGAGTACATCAAATTGAACCTGCGTCAGCCTCGCCGGGGCAAGACCCATATCAATCAAAGCGGTGATACCCGTCGCGGTCTTTGAGGTGCCCGGAGCCACCTGCCCCATCATCGGGGCCGATATACTCACCGCCTCGGAACCGAGACGCTCCAGCATGCCGAACATGTTGAAATGGTCGTAAGATACTGATTGTAAACGAAGTTGCTGGACACCTGCCGGGTCGTCATCCTCGATAATGGCGCCGGGGCCAAGCTCAAAAATGGAGGCGTAAGCGGATAGCCTCGAATTTGTCTTCGTGATGACCATGGGATAGGAGGAAATCTCAAGATTGTCCAGTGTCGTGTTGACCTCTTTATTCAGGGCCTCCTGAATGGGTCTGTAAATCTCAGGGATGCCCTTGCCGTAGAACTCATCGGCGTTCCGGTTGATTGTGCAGACGGCAAAGGGTATCTCGCCATGGTCAAACGGGCTGGGGCCGTCATATACCATATACTGGCCCACGACAATCTGGAGGGTGCCGTCGCTGTTCCACCGTTCGAGGACCGTGACTTCATCGAGGTCGTAATCATAGAACCGACCGACAGTAGTGGATTGTGATACGCTTGAGTAGGCCGAGGATGTCTGGCTCTGGTTCGACAAATCCTTATACCTGACATCAGGCGGAAGCTTCGCGTCGAAGAAATCGAGATACATATTCAGGGAAACCTCATCGGAGTACACCCGTTTCCGGTACGCGAACCGGAACTCATCGGCGTACACACCCTTGGGGTCAGGCCAAAAATCATACAGATTCACATACTCAAGGGAAGGGAAGTCCTCAACAACTCGTTCAGTTTCAAGAACTTCCTGCTGTTCTATGTTTAATTCCGGTACTTCCACAGTTTCACGGACTCGGATTTTTTTCTTCTTCAGGCGCCACGAGATGAACCCGATACCGGTACCGTAAACAGCGGTACTCCAACCAACATCCCAGAGGGCGCGGCGGCAGGAAGGCTGTGAGTAGGCGTAAGACTCCAACTGGGATACATTGGAGGCGAAGGTCATGGACGTCTCATTGCGGGGTATCGCCTTCGTCTTTGGCGGGTTCGCCATATTCGTTGCGACCCATACATCAACAAGGGCCTTCGTTTTGGGTACAAAAAGGTGATTCGCGCCAACGATGTCTGGGTTCATTTCCTCTGACTGGTAATATGACAGGTTTGTTTCCCATGTGGGCTCGTAAATATCCCTCGCGGGGGATACAGAGCTCTCGAATTCACGGAAGAACCCGGTTGCCTTGTCCATGGCGGCTTGTTTTATGCCCATATTTGCTACCTCCAACGCCCTGACACGCTATGTCGCGCTGGCTTAATGGGTTTTTTATGCCCCTTTGACGATAATATGCGCAAAAAATCCTTTCTGTCAATTCTTTTCTCGTTTATTTTATATTTTTCAGGGTGGTTACCGAGGGGAGGGCACACCATAAGGATGTCAACAATGGCGTCGAGGATGTCGTCATGGCCCTTCCGCTTGAACTGGTTAATCTCCTGTATCAGCTCCGGATAAACACGGAGCTCCATATCGGGGTGGGCGTCCTTGAACTGTCTTGTCAGGACGATATCGCCCCGTGACATGATTGGGGCGAGAAAGGATTCTATCCTGACATTCTTCGTTGGTGTGGTCTGGCTATAGCCCTTGATAACCGTGATGGGGAGCGGAACATTCGCCTCGATGAGGGCCTGCCTTATGGATGGCTCAATACCCTGCGCCCCTGAAATCAGCTCGATACCTGCCATAATTATCTTATGTTGGTATTGTTTACCGAGAGACACCAGATATTGGATTACCTCCTCGATACCGGCCTTCAACACGATACCGTCAACGAGGTACAGCTTCGTTCTCGATGGGGTGATACCGGCGACAAGGATAGCTGAGCGGTCGGAATTCTTACCGGACGTAAAGGCGAGGTCAACGCCCATGTACAGGTCAATATCAGGCGGAACGTATTTTACCTCGGTCAGCCATTCGGCCCTTAATGTGCGGTCGGAATCGATGACGGGGGTAAGCTCCATATTGGCGGCGAATGAGTACGGGCCATCCTCCTTGTACTTCTGAGTCAGCTCCGGGATGTCATAGCGTTCCGGGTATGACGCCTTCTTCCAGGCAAGGCCCGGCTCCCAGCAGTTGCGGAACAGGAGAAGCCAATTCCTGTCCTCTTTCGCCTTATTCACAGCGTCGTTGAACCCGTAAGTCGTACCTGTCCAGTGGATTGGGTCATGGGGTGAGGTGAGGAAGTTGGAAACGTTCTTTAGTGCGGTGTCAACCTGCCTCTGCATGGCGTCGGAATCCGCGTTCTCCAGTGTGACAATGTCATCGAGGCAGAGGATATGCATATGCGAACCGGTTGGCAGGTTAAATATCGAGAATGGCATAATGGACGGGTCTTTATCCCGTGATTTGCGAATCACCTGAAGGCCCTTCTGCACCGTCCACCGGGGTGACTGCTTCGGGGAATCCCATATGACATCGGGGTATAGCTCACGGATAATGTCATTCCCCATAAGCTCTTCCGAGATGGCGAATACAAACTTCTCTGCGAGGTCAACACGCCAGCTGCCAATACCAACACGCATCTCCGGATTCTTCAGGATGCGCTGAATAGTACCGCCAACTGTCAGGTAGGTGCTCTTACCATAGCCGCGGGGCCACATGGACAGGATACGGTTATATCTGCCGCAGGACTGTGCCTTCTCGTACATCCTGAGCATGCCCGTCTCTCCGTGTATGTGGAAATCACCCATCCAATCCATGCCCATGACCTCTTTGAGCAGGAACACAAGCCGATTCTCAATCATCCACCGCAGCGCCCACGCCCATCCGGTATCCGGCCCGAACCTGAACTGCTCCCGGTATAAAGCGAAGGGAGCACTCTCAATCAGCTTGCGAAGTAAGGGCTCATGCGAGTCGCGCAGGGTAAGCAGGATGTCCGACGGGTCACGTCCCACCCATTTTCGCCTCGTGAGTATCATTGTTTCGCGACCGAGTGATTTGTTTGCCATCTCACGCAGAATATAACCCACCCATCCCGTAATGTCAAGAAAGGCCCCGTGAATCTCTCCACGAGGCCAATCGGGGGTAAGGGGGGTATTGAGAGTATAGGGCCTGATGGGCTCTGTGTCAATAAATTACTGTGTGTTGGGGAGGGGGTCAATACATAGGGGAAGAGAGGGACGGGGCCATGGGGGGGGGGTGTTAATTCTCTGTCTGAGGATCGGGAAGGGGGTCCAAGACAGGGGCGCTCTCACTCTCTCACGGCGGGCCAGGGAAGATGTGGGAAGGGGTCTCCTTCCAGAGGGGTGGAGTGGGAGAAGAGGAGAGAAGAAAAAGAGGGGGAGGCGTGCTCTCTCCCTCTCCCTCTCCCTCCCTCTCTCTCCCCCTCTCTCTCTGTATCTCTTCTCAGATATACCTTCTCTCAAAGATATAAGAGACTGTCTTTCTTCTTCTCTCCTTCTCTCCTTCTCCCTCTCCTCTCCTTCTCTCCCTCTCCTCTCCTTCTCTCCAACTTTCTTTTTTCTTACCACGCGCTTTTCTTTCTCTTTCTCTTTCTCTTTCTCTTTCTCTTTCTCTTTCTCTTTCTGCTTCTCTTTCTCTTTCTCTGTCTCTTTCTGCTTCTCTTTCTCTTTCTCTGTCTCTTTAAAGCACCTAAAAACGTGGTGATATACCCTAAACGGTGCCGCAACTAATGGTATATCAGGCACTTAGATCATTCCCCCAATGATTCCCATAATGATTCCCATAATGATTCCCCTAATCATTCCCATAATGATTCCCCTAATCATTCCCCTAATCATTCCCCTAATCATTCCCCTAATCATTCCCCTACTGATTACCCCAATCATCCGGGCATCAGGAACAGAAAAAGAAGAAGGAGCAGAAGAACACAAGAGATAAAAAAAAGTGTAATAATATCGAAAAAACTGTTGACAAACAGTAAACACTGAGCTATATTATTAGAAGGAGGTAGCCATGACAAATTTCATTGAAAATTCTCGAGAAATGGCGCAAGATGGCCAGGTCATCAAAGCAGGCGACTGGGTAGCGGCTGGCGTCTCAGTCACCCAGCGCGGCGGCACGTGTGAGGTGTTGTTTGGCGCACGCAACGACCAGTACGGAGGGCGGTGTTACGTGCAGAACGGCGGCATCAACGAGCAGCACGCCGGGGAGTGTGAGCTTCACTCCGGCGGGCACAACAAGCAGTACGACGGTATAAGCCACGTCCTCGAAGACGGCATCAACGAGCAGCACGGCGGAGCGTGCTACGTGTACTACGGCGGCATCAACGAGCAGCACGGCGGCACGTGTGAGGTATCCGACTGCGGCAGCAATAAGCAGCACGGCGGCAGATGGTGCACCGTCATTGATGGCGGGACCAATCAGCAGTACGGCGGCGAGTGCTACGTTTTAAAAGACGGCGACAACGAGCAGCGCGGCGGTATATGTGAGGTTCACGCCGGCGGCATCAATGAGCAGTACGCCGGCACGTGCTACGTCCTTGAGGACGCCGAAAATGAGCAGTACGGCGGCGAGTGCCATGTGTTGAAAGCCGGATACGATGAGCAGCACGGCGGCCAGTGCCATGTGCTCAGCGGTGGATACTTTAACAGGAGGTGAATTGAGATGTTGGCAGTAATTGAAAGAGCTATCATGTCCGCCGGGCGGGTGAAGCTTGTCCGGGAACGGTGGTACGTGTCAGACCGGGCTGACGCCGCAAGACAAGCGCGGTCGGTCAGGGGGGTATTGATTGCCGTCAGCCCGGTCGGGCGCGGCAAATGAGAACGGCAACGCGGCTGTTATTAGCGATATTAATAATATTAATCTTTTTTCTCATATAGGAGATGGAAATGCACGAACTGACTAAGATAGGCAGGTACCGGGTCAACCCTGACAGGCTCTTTCTTCGGGCGAGTGAGCGGGGGGTCTCATATGGGGGCTTCATGCGAACCCGGGTCGGCATCTGGAACGACTCAACGGACTGGACAGGCACACCCGATCGCGAGGCATGCGGAGGGGTTTTCGGAATAGACGAAGAAGCCAATGAACTTGGCCTCTTGAGACGTCCCACCATCGAGCTATGCGAGTGGCGGGGCGACAGGGTGATGATTGATCGGAATCAAATCTGCGTCAGTAGCTACCGCCTCATCGCTGCAGATGAGGATATACCAGATGACTTTTTCCCCCGGTTCGGGTTCTCCGTGGCCCGTGAGGGTGAAGATGTAGACAGTGGCCGGGTGATTGTTCGCGTCGGCGGGGTCACCCAGCACGGTGGGGAGTGCTACGTGCTCACTGGTGGGCATGTCGAGCAGCGCGCCGGCACGTGCTGGGTATACAAAGACGGCGTCAATGAGCAACAAGGCGGAGCGTGTGAGGTCTTCAAGGGCGGCATCAACGAGCAGCACGACGGAATATGCTTCGCCCACGACGGCGGGCACAGTACCCAGCACGCTGGCAAGTGCTACGCCCACGACGGTGGTCGCAACGAGCAGCGCGGCGGTATATGTGAAGTATCCGACGGCGGCAGCAACGAGCAGCGCGGCGGTATATGCTACGTCAAGGACGGCGGTATATGCTACGTCAAGGACGGCGGACGGTGTGATGTGTACGACGGCGGGCGCAGTACCCAGCACGCCGGCACGTGCTGGGTATACAACGGCGGCGTCAATGAGCAACAAGGTGGAGCGTGTGATGTCTTCGAAGGCGGGCGCAACGAGCAGCGCGGCGGTATATGTGAGGTGTGGAGCGGCGGCACCAATGAGCAGTACGCCGGCACGTGCTACGTCAAGAACGGTGGTCGCAACGAGCAGCACGGCGGGCGGTGCTGGGTCTACAAAGACGGCATCAATGAGCAGTACGGCGGAATGTGTAACGTGCACTACGGCGGCAGCAACGAGCAGCACGCCGGCACGTGTGAGGTGCACGACGGCGGGCGCAGTACCCAGCACGGCGGAACTTGTGAGGTGCGGAGCGGCGGACGCAACGACGACAGGCGATGAATGCAAGAGCGAAAGAGGGCGGCAATCAATGCCGCCCTTCGTCCCCTATGACTACACTTCCGCTATCGGGTGCCCATCTGTGGATGAACAGCCCTGCCCCTCTGTCGTCCCTGATAGCGGCAGCGTCTTCCATCGAGGCGAGGTCATCCAGGGGCTGGATGGAGTGGGCGACTGGGATACGATACGAGCCAAGCAATATCCCCACTACGTAGCACAGTTTTCCACAGCTAAGTTTGGAGAGCACGGCCACATGGACTTTATCCGGCACCACAACTTTAATGATCCTCAGGCGCTTCTGCCTTTGCACAAAATAGTACATAGTTGGTGAGCTCCCACGCATCCACCATGGTGGGAGATGTTCGCGCCCGACACCCGTCACGATGTAGGATAGTCTGTACAGCCCGGTGAAGGCCTCCATCTACTCGACCGCGTCCATGTCATAGCCAAGGTCTGCCATAGAGACAGCCCCGCCACTCCACCTGCTGATCAGCACGGCGGTCTCCCAGCGCATCTTCCGCGCCCCACAGGCGTATGCACGGAATGTAGTGTATGGCATCTCCTTGCCGATTGCGTTAGATACCAACCGCGCTGATTGTTTCATATTTTTAAACCCGATTTTCTTGCAATATTCTTTTAATTCCATGATCACCTCCTCCTGCAATACAGTATAGCACCTTTACCCGGGTTCGCAACATATTTTTTTTTACAAAAGCGATATTTTCCCTTGACATGTCGCTACAAGCGTCATATATTATGGATCTAACATAGGAGGTACCAATGAATAGCAAAAATTGCTGGAGCAGGGCCAAGGATGGCCAGGTCATCAAAGCAGGCGACTGGGTAGTAGACGGCGTCTCAGTCACCCAGCACGGCGGCGCATGCAACGTGCAGAACGGCGGCATCAATGAGCAGTACGCCGGCACGTGTGAGGTTCACGACGGCGGGCGCAGTACCCAGCACGGCGGGAAATGCTGGATACACAAAGGTGGTCGCAACGAGCAGCGCGGCGGTATATGTGAAGTATCCGACGGCGGCAGCAACGAGCAGCGCGGCGGTATATGCTACGTCAAGGACGGCGGTATATGCTACGTCAAGGACGGCGGACGGTGACCATAATGACAAACAAGGGAGGACAGTATGAGTACAGACAAAAAGAGCACTATGAACCGAATCGGGTATATCGGGGGGTCTGATATCCCGGATATGCTGGGGCTGGACTGGGGATGTCCACGCAGATTATGGTATGTAAAATCGGGCGTAGACCCGGATTACGAGTATACCATACAGATGGAGCGGGCGATGACACGTGGCACAAAGCTGGAGACGTTGGCGATTGAGAATATGCTGGAGGAATACCCACATATACGGATACACTCCCGGCAAAAAGAGGTGGGGGACGGCCCCACTATCGCGCATGTGGACGGGATAGTAGAGATAGACGGGGAGAGCGGCACGCTCGAAATAAAATGCCCGGCGTCGTATGTCTATCGGAAATACAAGACCGAGGGCATCCCGGCGTCGTACTCGGCTCAGGCGGCGTATGGGGCATATCTGGCGGGTCTCGACTTCGCAGTCCTGTATATGTTTTCTGCTGATGGGTGGGAAGGGTTCCCGGTGACGATTCCCGTTGATGTTGGAACAATGGCGGATATTGTGGCTATGGCAAGACATTTCAACGAAGAAATGAGCGATCCGGAGCGCCTCGACTGGTCGGATGATAGGTGCCGCCGGTGCCGGTATCGGATGACATGCTGGCAGGGGATAGACATCAGCCAGACCGTGGCAGAGGATGATGCACACGATGAACTGCCCGCTTCTCACCGGGACCTCATCATCGAATGCGCGGAGCAGGGCAAGATCGCATCAGCTGCGAAAGCAAGAGAAGACGAGATAAAGACTATGCTGAAAAATGACCTGAAGCCGGGTACGTATTCAGGAGATGACCTACTTGTGCGGATAAAGGAGCTTGTCAGCAACCGGGTAGATGTGAAGGCCCTGAAGTCCGCTGAGCCTGAGGTCGCTAACCGCTACATGAGACAGTCACGTTCCATCTCGTGCACAATCAAGGGGGCTAGCTATGACTGACCTAGAAAAGAGAGGAACTACTACACAGATCGCGAGGGCCGAAGCGGTGAAATCGCAGCTGACCGGTGAAGCTTTCGTGAATCAACTCGCGCAGGTGCTCCCCACCGGCATCGCTGGGCGTGACCCGGCGCGAGAGGCGAAGAGACTCGCACTCGTGTTTTGGGGGGCTTGCCGCAATACCCCCCGCCTGCTTGAGTGTGATATATCCTCAGTGCTATCCGGGTTCATGCACTCCGGGGAAATGGGCCTAATCCCCAATACCCCGGCAGGGGAAGCGTATCTCGTCCCCTACTGGGACAGGGCGAGACGATGCTACGCGGCTCAATGGCAGCCTGGATACCGTGGGCTGGTGAAGAGGGGGTATGAACTGGGCCTAGTAAAAGATGAAGATGTTCGACTGGTATACAAAAACGAGCGGTTCGAGTACCGGGCAGGTCGGAACTGGGACATCGCCCACACCCCTATACTCGATGAGGATGAGCGTGGCGAGATGATCTGCGGCTATGCAATATGCCGACTCATGACGGGTGGCACAGTCCATGAAGTTAAGTCGAGGCAAGACCTCGATGCTGTAAAGGACAGGTCAAAATCCCGAGACAAAAGCGGTAAACTTGTCGGCCCGTGGGTGACGGATACGGAGGCTATGTATCTGAAAACTCTGTTAAATGCGCTGTACCATCGGCACATCCCCATGTCATCCAGCTTGTCGAAGCTGGTCGGGGTGTCCACGGCGATAGAAGCGGGTCTCCGTGACCCTGACCCGTACATCGAGGGTGAAATATACGACCAAAAAGCTCTGGAGACCACGGCGAGGACCCTAAACAATGCCGACAAGATTCAGAAGGCAATAGAAGGAAAGAAAAAATGAATGACCCAGGCATCTACCGGAAGGTGTACGTGCGGATGTGGCGGTACGGGTCATCGTTCCAACGGCTGTCAAGGTTAAAGCCGTCGGGTCAGGCACTGTGGCTATATCTGCTGACGAGTGAGCACAGCATCATCATACCGGGGGTGGTAGTCGCGGGGCCGCTCTCTATCGCTGAGACTCTCGGCTGGTCTGTGGAGTCAGTGATGCAGCTGCTGGGCGAGCTTGCAGCAAGCGAAATGATTGAGTATGACACGGCAGCGCGTGTGATAGTCCTTAAAAAAAGTGCGTCCTACCAAAAACCGCAGAACCCAAATGTCCTCTATGCGTGGGGCAAGGCGTTTTGCGCAATCCCAGAATGCGAATTGAAGAACAAAATATATTCAATGGTATATCAGACACTTAGCTCAGTATCAGATTCCAAAATGGAATCCTATACTAAAGCATTCGGGGAATCATTCCCCCAATCATTCCCCCAATCATTCCCCCAATCATTCCCCCAATCATTACCCCAATCATTACCCCAATCATTACCCCAATCATTACCCCAATCATTCGGGCATCAGGAACAGGAACAGGAACAGGAACAGGAACAGGAACAGGAGCAGGAACAGAAGAAGAACCAGAAGAAGAACCAGAAGAAGAACCAGAAGAAGAACCAGAAGCATACAAGAGGGGTGGATGCGGATACCACGCGAAATCTGGCATTGGCGCTGTATTCACACGTACTGTCGAGGATGGCCGGAAAGAACAAGCAACGGGTGGAGCAGGATAGAGAGCAGTACCTAACACGCTATCAACAGACTATGCGCCTAATGATAGACAGAGATGGGCATACCCCGGACCAGATACTGGAGGTGATCCAATATATACAGGGGTCTAAGCCTGGACGAGATGGTTTCAGTTGGGGTGATGTGGTGCTATCTGATAGGAAGCTCAGGCACCACATGGGGCCTGAGTCCAACCTGCGCATTAAGGCAACCCGTGCGAAGCAAAGGTCGGATAGCAAGACACTGGCTACTGACACGGACGATATCAACACGTGTATGGGAGACCTACTGGGAGGTGAGTTTTGAGCTCTAAATCGTGTGTAAAATGTGATGGTAAGGGGTACCAGTACATCTATCGTGACGGCACGGAGTATGTCACGCCCTGCGACTGCGAGCCGAGGGGGGAGCCCGGTATCCCCGCAGCATATCAACATTGTCGTTTCTTGTCATATACACCTCAGACCGACGACCAGGCCACAGCACTGGATAGCGCGCGGGAGTGGAGCAGACGCTACCCGGAGGTAAAGAAGGGTCTCCTGTTCGCAGGTCCTAACGGGACTGGCAAGACGCATCTGGCTATATCAGCTCTGAGGGAGGTCGCAGAGAAGACGCCATCATATCGGTATGTGGATATGTCACGGATATTCAATGAGATAAAAGAGGAGTTCGGCCAAAATTCGACGAGGTATATCTCGGACATAAACATGGAGCCGCTCGTGCTGCTGGACGACCTCGGAGCCGGGATGGATACCGACTGGCGTACGGATGTAGTCCAGTCCATCATCATGGCGCGGTATAATGAGAGCTTACCAACACTCATCACGCTGAACCTGGCACGTGGGACTACTATCGGGGGCAGATTCGGTGCGCGTGTCGAAAGCAGGCTGGCCCAGATGTGTGTAGGGATACGAGTATCAGGAAACGATTGGAGGAAACGATGACAAAAAAATTGGACGAAGGAATGGTCTATAAAAACCACGTCGTACTGTCTGGTGTTGTGAAGAAGTGCTGGCGTGGACGCACACAGAACAAGGGGATTGAGCGAATAGCGTTCAAAATCGCCCCCGACCCAAAACGTGACTTCATGGAGGTGCTATGCCTACTATGGGGCGAAGATTGTGCCCTCTTCGACGGCGTAATGGAAGGGACTGTCGTCGAGGTATCCGGGCGCATAGACGTATGGCGGAAGAAGGATAAGGTCAGCGGCACATGGACGGACGAGACGCAGGTCAAGTGCGATACCGTAAACATACTGGGATTAAAAGATTACATGGAAACCCCTGATGACGGAGGCGATGATGCCCCGCCCTTCTAGCGAGACGACAGGGATGGCGATGAAGCGCCTCAGAAAACTGTCCGGGATGAACCAGACGGAACTCGCCCGACATCTCGGCGTGTCCCAGCCCCTGGTGTCCGCGTGGGAGCTGGATGACCCTACGAGACGACCGCCTGACGAGGCCATAAGGGTCATGGAGACCCTATTCGGGCAGACCATCCCGACTGACGGGGACGCGCCGGCATACCGCGTAAGGGCAGTCCTCCAGGACATGGCGATGGATGCGGCGTATCGGGCGAGAGCATTAGAGATGCTTGGTGTAGATGAATCGGACATTGAAGCGTTATATCACTACTGAGCGGAGTGGCTGTATCCGTGGCTGCCCACGATGCAGATAAAAAAAGTCATCGGTATAGGGAAGCCCCCACGGGCAGCAGTGGGGGCTAAAAAGAAGGAGGCATGAAATGATAGCCACAAGAGACGCAGAGGCTGGAAAATCGTATATCAGAGGGGAGCTGTCTGACAGCTGGGACGTAATCGGGACTGTATCAATTGGCTTTTCTATCGGCGCGCTGATACAGACGAAGAGCGGGTATGCGATGTACAACGAGCATGGTGTAACACCGCTCGACAAACTAACGGTGTCTGCTATGCTGGCCTGTCTCGATGATGACGACTACTGGTTCAAAATCGCCGCTGATATATGCCGACCGTGCGGCTTTTGACACGTCCTGTGAGGAGTGTATATGTTCTGTTATATGTATGGGATAACTATTGGCTGGGAATGGGCAGTGCCGGGTTCCTGCGTGGTCAACATTCCTGAGGGGCAGGAGGAACACGCTTACCCGCTGACGCGGGCACTGCGCATAGCTGGAATCTTGGTGGATGAGAAGATAATTCGCCCGCCACTGGTAATTGATTGGAGGGACACAATATGGAACAGATAAGTAAGAGAAGTGACGACCTGAATAGCCTTGCGTGGGCCGCAACTATCCTTGCAATACTGATGTGCGTGGTAGGATATCTGTGCGCAGGTCTATTCCCAGTGAGCAAAAGGGGTGTGTACGGGCAAGACAGCGGATTCCAGTATCAATATCATGCCGGGCGTGAACATGTGGCTGACCTGATAGACTCCGGGGACGGTTCTATCCGTGCTGAGGTGTGGTTCGACTACGACCTTGGGGTTAGGCTCTATAAAATCGCCGGTGAATTCCACCGTGAAGAACCGGATGGCTGGTGGATAGAAAAGGGGGCAGTTGATGGACGACAGAAATGATTTCAAGGTGTCGGTAAAATTGTCGGGGTTACCGCGTGGCACCGACGAATTCATATGCGACGTATGTGACGAATTTGCCGATCAAGTACAAGTAATCGTGGGGGAGCGTGTGGACACCGTGCAGGTGTTCGAACTGACAGATGACTGGGACTGTGTGGTTGAGCTGGGGTTCATTGATTCCGCTCTGTCGCCGGATGAAATCATCCACATGCTGGAGGACAGCCGCATTGATTATTTCTGCGGGGGGGCATGACATGAAAAATCACAAATACCATGCGGTACCAGTAGTGGATGATGGTTTCAGGTTCGCCAGCAAGGCGGAAGCCAAGTACTATGAGGAGCTTAAGCTAAGATGCAACGATGGCGGGGATGTGCTGTTCTTCCTTCGGCAGGTGCCATTTCACCTTCCGGGCAATACTCGCTATGTTGTTGATTTTCAGGAATTCCACGTGGACGGGTCTGTCCATTTCATAGATGTTAAAGGCGTTGAGACCGGGATGTTCAAGCTGAAAAAGAGAATGGTGGAACAGCTCTACCCGGTAAAAATTGAGATTGTAAAAAACAGCAGAAGAGGGAGGAGAAAATGAGCGAAAAGGGGAAGCCGTACCAACAGGCACTCAAGGAGGACAAGCGCAGAAAGGAGAAATTTCGCAGGAAACGGGCGAGAGGTCATGGTATCGCTATGGACATACACGCCCTCGCACGGGCAAAACAGCGTCTCGGGATTGACCTGTCACATGAGGAGAAGATGCGGGTAATAGATGAGATAACATCCGGTCGGGCAATACTGGTTAAGAGAAATAGCAATACTCGTAGCGTGTATCAGGTTCGAATATGTGGTATCGACGCCTGTGTCGCATACGATTGGATAAGAGGCAAAATAGTAACAGTGATGGAAAAACAAGATGGCAAAGACCAATAATATCGGTGTCTACCCTTTTGGCCCATCACCACCGACGAACTTTGATGTCATGTTCCCGGCGACATATGCCCCATAGGCGGTGATGGCGCCCCAAACAACTTTCCCGGCGATATCGCTGTCAATATCTATGAGATGGGCCACGATGGAATATAGCATGATTGCAATAACGACGAACCAGAGCCCGAACCATTTACGGCGTCCGAATATACGTGAGCTTTTCATTTTGCGGCCGCTCCTATAACGATACCGGCGGGGATAGTTACCCACCACCGATTCCACCAGCGTGTCCTCTTGTACAGGTTGGGGATTTTCACATCGAACGTTTTCACCGCCAGAGGTGTCCCATATCTGGCGTCGTCTGCCGTGATATACCACCGCTGGATTCCGTCTATCCCGTCATGTGTGTATACCCCCTTTGTAACCGTTAGGCCAATAGGAACTGGCTCTATCGTGTAATCGAACTCTCCGCCGAGGACAGCAATCTCATCACGCAGTCCGGGTATAGAAGGGGTTTCAATTGTGAACTGTAGCTTCACCTTGCCTTCCTCAACGAACGACCACTTCAACGGCTCAGTATGGGTTGCGTTCCCACTGCCGCTTGATGCTGGCACAACTATCTGCGCGTTTAACAACGCCTCCACTTTTGCGTTCAGCTTCGCCAATTCAGCTCGAACCTCTGGCGGTAGTTTCTGCACTTCTTTTTTAAGTGTATGCTTTTCAACCACTTGAGTCTTTGCTCTCGCCACACCATCCGCGATAACCGTGAATTGCTCTATGGTGTTCTGGGTTAGCGCGTATAGCTTCTTTTGCTGGCGCTCCAGCCTTGCCTCCAATGTCCATACCACTACCCATAGAGCGGCGCAGAGGATAACTGCCGGCCCGGCATGGTGCGCAAGCAGTATAATGGCCTTTTTTAGCTTGTCCATTTATTCTCCCTCCGTCCCGCAGACACTCGCAATATTCAGCCAGACGCACGGAGCCACTTTCTGTTGGGAAATGTCGAGGTGGATATAAGTCTTCCCGACCTCGACTCGAAACGGGGTGTCTTCCTTATCATTCTCAGCCCGGATGATGTCCGCCCACTCGTATATCATCTGCCCGCGGTCATGTGTCGAACCGGCTTCGAGGTCAGCGGCCAAACCGTCCAGATGGGCGCTGTCCGAAACTCCACCAACCTCCTTGTTATACTTCTCACACCGGCAGAATGAATGCACCCGGATAGGATGACCAACCCGGTACCGCAGCATGTCCAGCATTGATAGAAACCTGCTGTCAGCGTTATCCTTACCACAGCATGGACACGCAATCTCATTCTCAGTAAAATATTGAGCCATATCCACCTCCAATATCACATCTCGTCATCATCAGTACTTCTCCTGCCACCCACTGATGCCCCGTGCATTGGGAACTCCACGAGCGGGGGTGAGTCGCCGTGGTGCATCCTCGCCGCCATTGCGCTCTGAGTAGCGAACGTTTCCAGCGCGGCAATTTTTGAGTCATGGCGTCTCAAACCCTTTTTAATATCCACGAGTGACCCGGAAATCATTTTCAAAGACGTGTTGACTTCTTTCCGAAGTGAGCCCAATGTAGCCGTGAAAACAACACCAATCAACCCGCCAATCGCCCAAAGCAAATATTTTATAGCCTCCGCTTCTGTGAAGTGTTCCATATCATTCCTCTCCTATAACACCATGCTATCACGTAGCCAAATCCTAACAGGGTTAGACGATTGCCCGGACCCGGTCACCGCTTGGAAATAATATAGTCCCGGGTCTGAGTCCTGCAATACAATGCATACATATCGTGACCCGTCGAGTGTGACCCATCCACGGGTACCCATCTCATGGATGAGGCTGTAATCCTCTATATCGTGCCATTCTGACTTAACATATTTACATATGTGCAGTATTTTGCTGATGTCTCCACCAGTTATATCGAATTGAAACGTGGATGCCTGCTGGTTATATGCGATGGTCTCATACGCCCCGTTGATAGTGAGCACGGGCGAATTTGACACAAACGGCTTGAAGTGGGGCAACATGTGCCCCTCCCGGACTACGTATGGCAATCCGCTAAGATACTGCTGAAACCGTGGGTCAACCAGCGGGTCAATATTCCCTGACCCTGAAGACGTGCCAATCGCAAGGTGCAGATGAGGCGTCCCGCATAATGACCCAGTACTGCCGGAGTATGCGACCAGTTGGCCCGCAACAACTTTCGCGTCCTTCCCCACAAGCATCTCGTCAAGGTGCATATACATGAAATACACTCTGTTATCCGGCAAATCATCTGTTCTGATTTCCAGCACATTGCCAGCCGATGAGCTGTAGCTCGCCCCAATGACATACCCATCGCATGGTGCATAGACTGGCGACCCCACTGGCATCATATAGTCAATAGCGTTATGCCGGTATTGCCCCCGCCAGTACGTGGGCTTGCTATCGTCACCGTCAGCCGTCCTGCAGTAAACACCGTCCCGTATGTACCCGGAGGTGGAGTCCGGCGTCTCTCCATGGTTGACGTAGTTAAGTATCATTGAGACCATTTGCCGGTCGAATGGTAGCACGTATCTTCTCATCATATCCTCCTTTATCGGCGTTCCAACTGCACCCATTTCCTCAAGGGATTTACTCGAAAACACCAATTCATCAGCAGAAGCGGCTTGCCACATTTGGCCATACATGATTGTCTTTGGTGTCGTGCTCATGTCGTGTTCCGCGTGGAACGCATGACCGATTTCATGGCATATGAGCCCTATGAATAGAAGTATTTGTTGTTCAGACAGATAGAAGAACTCATTCTGGAACACCCCCCGCCGTGGAGAATTTGCGTTTGTGAACAACTCCACATAGTTGTTAGCAAACCGGTACTCCCTGCCTGCTGTGGCGTCATCCGTCTCGTAGTATGGGATATACAGGAGGAACGTGTCAAGGGTTAATATGACATCTTTACGCAAGTTTGAAATGTGTTTCCAGCCGTCGTATATTGTCTGGGCGCCTCCGCTTGATGTATCAACCGCGTCTCTCGCTACAGATTCAATCTGACCGATATTTATCTTGATGCCTATGTTGCCGAAAATGCCAACCACTCTATCTATGGCATCGTTGAACCCCAGCCATGCCCGGACTCGCTCGTCTGCTGAGATATGCAGTGTTATCATCTTAACGTACTCCAGGATACAGTATTATTACCATCAACTCGTCCACGCTTTGACCTTTATTTCAGTGTCGCCAGTTCCTCCAGACGTTTCGCCACCGAATCCAGCAATAAGATAAACATTCCCATCAGTTAGCGACCCCCATAAGTAAAAAACATCATAATTCTGCGCTGTGCTTGTGGCGTCCCCCTCTTCAATCCAATTTCCGGAACCGGGAGAGTTTGGCACGTCGACTTGTGTGTCATATAAATTTGTATTATTATTTCCATATTGCGGGTCCCACAAAATATAATGCCTCCCACTAAATTTATTGCCTGCTGGGTTATGGTAACAATTGATTGCATCTCTGGTTGAATAAAGAGAAAACGTCACACCCACCATTGCAGCAGTTACAAGATTATACGTTGTCCAACTATAAGTTTGCGATGTATTAGCCGCGCCGCCGAACGTTATATTCCTATCACCGCCACCAGGGATTATGGTATATGGGGTAATCTTAGCCGCTGTAAACACGCAATTTGCTGTGCCATAGCTTCCGCTGTTTGGAGTGACTTTGACCCATATATAATTTAAGTTCAAATCGTACGAAGCGGCAGACAATATCAAATATGTAGTAGCAGTTCCAGAATTTAGTAAATTCATACTGCTGTCATACGTATAAATATCATAGGTATTCCCTGAATCAATATCAGCAGAAAAAATTCTGAAAATTGTGCTATTCCCATTATAAACGCTTGGGATTGATGTCTGTCTGTAAACCTTGAACCATTTCGCCTCTGTACCGGAAGAAAATGCCGATAATTGAGTCGGCATTGAAAAATTTGTATAATATGGAGAAGATGAAGAACGATACTCAAAATAAACAAGGCCAAGATTGTCATATACGGTTGGTGGGGAAAGTGTTGAAATATTCAAATTTAGAATACTTCCAACATTTTCACCGCAAAATATTTTAGCGTCTGATGAAGCACAAAATTTTCCTAAATCAGCCATTATCCCACTTCTCCCCAAGAATTAGACGGTTCAAAATTAAACTTTGTAGTAGAGCTCGCATAACCAACCACCCTAACCACATTACCGGTTGTAGCCGGTGCTGTAGTTGTAATTCCCCCCGCTGTAGTTGATAAATAATAAATAGAACCGGTTGTCAACCCTGTTGTTGTCCGATACCCCCCATAAGCGTAAAACTTACCGGTGGCATTTGCAGCGATTGTGGCCATCGCCATTAACAATCTACCACTTGCTGTTGCCTCAGCACTGGCGTTTGCTTTCCAATATTTCCCATCGCTTTTCAGGTAACAGATATTCCCGGCGACCAGTGCCTCTCCCGCTGTTGCCGTTTCCGAATGTAGCTCCAGTCGCACATTGACAAGCGTTTTTTTCCGCAAATACCCGTCGGCTGTATAATACACATATCCGGTAGCATCTGTAGTTTGCGCAGCCGCAGACGAATTAAAATATACTGCATACAAATATCCGCTTGCATTTCTGGCTGCTATACTGCTCGCGGCGACTGACTCGGAAACATTATATCCATCAACAGTGTCCGCATCTAATCCACTACCAGCGCCATCATTACCGGAATGCCAAATTGTATTCCCATCAACTGTTGGAGTACCCGTGAGCGCCGGTGACGCCAATGGCGCGAATATAGTATCGAAGTATGTTTTTATTGTTGCTTTTACATTCGCCCAGCTAACAGATTTTTTAGCATTAGCGGCGGCGCTATCCTCGATAAGAGCAACATCCGCATCCACCGGAGTTGTCTTGGCGAGGACAGCCGCTATCTC